CGCCAGTTAAAGATAATGGCGTGCCAGTGTGGTCTTTTTGTTTTCTCACCGTATTCACCAGTGACGAAAACAGATATTTTTTTTTCATTTGGTAATGTTCTCCTAAGTCGTTTAATGAATTTTTGAAAATGTGAGTAATTTAATTTTTGGGGAAGATGAGCGTTGTCGTATGTAAGTGTTATGAAGCAGTTGTCTTCGTGCATTTGAGCTTCGTGAACGCAGCGGACTGCCCATTGTCGGGCGTATTCTAGTCTACATTCTATGCACTTTGAGCATGGTAGTTGAAACGTAGCGTATTCTTTGCTATAGTTTTTTTGTGTCCATGATATTGTTTTACCGTCAGGCAGGAAGCCGACGGTTCTGGGGGCTAGGCATCGCATAATGTCTGGCCCCTTTTTTATAGTCTAATGCCACCACGAAATGATCGTGGGTTCATATTGTTTAGTTTATGGACGCCAGCGGTTGATCTGAATTGACGCTTTGAGCTACTTTTTGAGAGTTTCTTGCGTTTCATTTTTTAGGTCTCCTTTGTATCTGCGGTAGAGTTCTATTAAGAACATAATAATTCGTTTAACGATATCTTTTTTTAGTTCTGATGGAATTTTGCTCATCTGTGTCCCCTTTTTGTGACCCCTAACATGTAGTGTCGGTGTCACTGGGCCTAATTACAACAAGTAAGGGTATTAGGCCCAGTGTTTTTTAGACTTTAGTTAGAGACTGCTGACAAGCCGTGTTGAGGCTTGAGTTGTATTGCCTTGACCATGTGCTGTGGTGTGTCTAAAGGCTGGATTATTCCGGTGATGGTGTCGTATTCACCGAGGTAGTAGAGATCGTAATCTTCTGGATATTTTGCGACGAATGATTTTTCGTCTTTTACAAGTTCTTGAAAGTTGCGTTCGGCTTCGCCGTGAGTTTTGTTGAAAAAGGGTGTGTTATACATGTCACCTTTTTGATCTCTGATTGAGTAGATTCTTTGTTTCATTTTTTTTCCGTTTCTGCGATCTGTGTCGCGTTTTATTGTTTCGTCTACTATGTAGTTTCTGTTTGATTTGTCAACATGTGGTGATGTTTATTTTGCACTCCCAACTTAGTGAGAGTACGAAAACAAACATTAACCAAGGAGTTTTATGAAAACAGTAACAGATATAGTTAGAGATGAGTTGATAATTGCTTCGGTAGTTGTCGAAGATATTGGCAGTGATAAGTATTATAGAATGAGAATATATTTTCCTGATGGTAGTTATAGAGATTTATACCCTAGCTTTAAGACATTACAGTCTAAGACGGGTATTTTGAAGAAGGCGTAGCTGCTTAACCCCGTTAGATTACTAACGGGGTTTTTTTTTGGTTTTATTTTGAGACGAAGTACTAGGGTTTTGGGATAGGTGGTTGTGGTGGAAGTGTTATCGTCGTTTGATCGTCGTTTTCTTTTTGTTTTGGTGGGTTAATGAGTCCTAGTTTTATTGCTTCGTCTTTATTTTGATTGTCTCCTAGAAATTCTAGGAGTTTTTGAGGAGAGTTTTGGAAACGGTTACGAATATGTGCGGGCATTGCCTCGAACGTAACGTTTGCTTGAATGACTGTGTTTAAAGCTTCTTGGTAATCTGGAAGCTTTGATAGATCGGCATATACACCTTCTTGTACGTTTCGTACGTGGGTGATTGAGCCGGTTTTTTTGTATTTTGCGATGATGTTGTTTACATCGCATTGTTTTTGGAATTGAATTTGTGTTTTTGAGTTGCCTATTGGCATTGTTGCAACTCTTTTTGTTCCGTTTGGGCGAACTTGTATTACTTTTTGTGTTTTATCCATTTTTTAGTCCTTTGTTTTTAGTAGTACTGGTTTAGTGTCTTTTGGTGCTGCATTTTGAGACGGTTGAGTTAGTTTTTGTACCTTATTTAAATAAGGTTGTAAAATTTGAGCTGTTTTACCTAGTGCTGCGTCTACTTGTGATTTGCCTTGAGCACCAGGGATTTGAGATTCTATAAGTTTTTTAGATGATTTTGAAACTTCTGTATTAGCTTTATTTTGTTCTACTTCTGAATGGATTTTATCAAGATCTGCTTTTAGTCGCTTTGCTTCTAGTGCTGTTGAAATACCTGCACCAAGTGCGTTTTCAACATGAGCCTGAGAGCCTGTGGGTGTACTGGCGTTACCGCCAGTTGCTGATAAAATAGGGTTAAGACCTGCTTTTCGCAGGTCTGCTTGTCCCCTTTGATGAGAAGTATTTGACATGTAGCGTTGGAATGACATTTGTTCTTTAGACATTCTTTCGTTACTTTCGTTGGCCTCTTTTTGGCCATAATAAGAGCCTATACCGCCGAAGATATCAAACATATTAGAACCGTCCTAGGGTAGCGGGTACGCTATATGTTTGCATTGGGCGGGCGCTAGTGAGCTTAAAATAGGCATCAAAGAGTAGGTCTGGTTCTGTATCGATAGCTATTGCTCTTTCGATAGGTGTGTTTTGAACTATAAATGATGCGTTTAATACTGGTAAGGCGCTGAATTCTTCAGCTAAGTGCCACATATCTAGTGGGGTTGCATATGTTGATCGAAATCGTCCGTGGATTTCTGATGGTTTGTAACGGTATTCGGCATAACGTTCCTGATAGCCGAAGGCGACATCGTCGCCTGTTGTTGGGGAAGCTGATCCAGTTAAGTATATTTCCTTGTTTAGTACTTCTTGTTCTCCTAATTGCTGTAGCTTGGGCCAGAAGTAGTCATAACGAGTTGAACGGTTCCAGAGTCTGTTTAGACCTTGTTGATAAGTAAGGTCGGCTCTAGCACATGCTAGGCCTATAATGTATCCATGTTCTACGAATGATTTTGAGAAGCCGATTCCTGCTGCTGATGAAGTAGCAAATGCGGCTAATTGTGCTTGTGCGTTTGATCCTGATGTTGGTGAATTTTGAGGTACTGGGTGGACGTTAATAGTTGATGAGCCGCCACCTAAGTATTCTGGTCTTTGTAGTCTGAAATCTGGTGATACTACGCCGAAATGTGCGCGTAGGATTTCTACGTATCGTGTGCCTCCTCGGTAATCTAGTTCGAGGAGTGATTGCATCATAATTGCTTGTCTGAGTTCGTTTACTGTTGCGGCTGTTGCTGCTGATAAGTCTGCGGCTAGACCTGAGTCACCTGATGTCATTACGCCGATGACTTTTGAAATTGCTGTTGCTGTGCCGCCGCCATTGGCTGCGCCTACTGCATCTCCTACTGAGCCAGTAGTTGCTTGAAAGATAGATGATGAATTTGAGATTAGACCGTGTGAGTTTGTTCCGTCTGTAATACCTAAGGCTACTCCAGTACCATATACAGGTGCTGTTGTTCCTAGTGGTAATGCGACAGCGTCGCCTTTTTGTGGTGCTGGTAAACATGAAGTGAAATAATCATGTCGTTTTCCTCTTTTTAGTAATGTGTAATCGCCTGCTGCGTCTGGGCCGGCATCAGTGTTTTCGATTACTGAGTCTTGTAAGTTCTGGTCACGAAACCATTCGTTCCAGATTTTGTTATATGCGCGAAGAGGTAAAGTATTTTTGAGTGTGTATCCTGCTGCGATGTCTGTGGGTAAGCCCATTTTATCGTAGATAGTATCGACTTCTGGGCCTCCGGCCGAGAAAGTCATTTGTGGAAGGATATAGTCTGTAGAAGAGTCTGGATCTGGTACGGCTGCGCCGTTTAGTTGTTCCCATTTATCATAGAGTAAGCGGTTTGGTACGAAAAAGAAGAAGTAATCGACGTACATGTTGTCCATAATTGGCACTACTTGTGTGGCTAGTCGTGCGAATGTTGACATTGATAAATTGTGAGTATCTCCGGGTAGAACTTCGTCTACGAAGATTGGTACTAGATAGTCAAAGTCGAATGTATCTTTGACTGCTGATGAACGGTCGAAGCGTGATCGACCTATGTTTACTGATGGAATTTGTGCGAAATTGTGCTGTGAACTTCTGTTGCCTAATGACATTATATGTCTCCTTTTAAGTAGCTTTGTAGCTGTTTAAATTTTTGGTCTATGATTTGTTTTTTTACTTCGTTACGGCTGATTTGACTTGTTCTTTTGCCGTTTGTAAAGCGTTTTTCGTTTATTTTATAAGTTTCTATTTTTAAATGCTCTGATTTTAATTCAGCATTATTTATTCGTTTTTGTTTTATTGATAAGACATAGTCTTGCCATGCTTTTGGCTGGTTTTCTTTTAGCCATTTTTCGTAGTAGCGCGGTATAGCGCATTTGTTGCCGTCGGGTAGATAAACCTCTCCGTGATTGAAGATGTCTGTCCAGTATTGTTCTAGAAATTTTTTGCCTATGGCATGTTTAGATGATTTTTTGGATATTGGGTGGAATTCGTGATCTTGGTCATTTCCGTGTACTAATTTTTTGGCTGCGTACCTTGCGCAGTATCCTGCTGATTCGAAAGTGACGGTTCCGAGTTCGGTAATTCCTTGACCCCAAAGAGTGTCGAGAGTTTTAGAAGATGATACGCGGTCACCTCGATCATTTGTATATTTGTGTGTAGTGTCTGAAGGACGCCAGTTAAAGATAATGGCGTGCCAGTGTGGTCTTTTTGTTTTCTCACCGTATTCACCAGTGACGAAAACAGATATTTTTTTTTCATTTGGTAATGTTCTCCTGAGTCGTTTAATGAATT